TTCGTAGAAGCCGGTGATAAACCCTCCACTGGTTTTCACGCTATCGTCCACATGGAACAGGGCGTAAGAGATACCTACCAGGGCGGCGATCGCCGCGGCGATGATTCCCAGACCGGAAAATACGACACCAAGGAAGCCCTTCTGCCCTGCCGCGGCGGTCAGTCCTGCACCACCTGTGACACCCAACCAAGTCGACATGACCTTCAAGATGCCGATGAACAATGCTCCAGAGAGAATGAGGGCACCGAATATTTCACCGTTCTCCGCCAGCACACCACTGAAGCCTTCCATTATCGGAGCGATTTCCTCGATGACACCTGACAGTACCGGCATGATTGCTTGAGCCATACCCAATACCAGTGTCGCCAGGTCACCCACCACAGGTATGAGTGGGATAAGCGCCTCGATGAACCCAGGCAACTGGGTGAACAGTTCCTCGATGACCGGTGCCATTTCCTCGAACAAGCCGATGAGCGCTGGAGCCAACTCATCAATCAGTGGACCCATTTCTTCAGCGAATGTCATCAGTGTGGGTGTCAAACCCTCACCCACGGTCAGCATCACATCAGTGAACCGTGACTTCAGCAAATCCAGTTGGGCGTTAAACGTTTCTAACTGCTTACCTGACACCTCATCAGTGGTGCCACCGGCATCCTTCAGTGACTGCTCATACTCACGGATTGCCTCAGAGGTACCCATGAGGGCCATCAGGGATGCTAGGGATTTATCAGAAAACCCCATTTGAAGCAGTGTGGCCTTGGCTGTTTCGTCAGACATGCCATCTAGGGCACCCTCCAGATCGCCAACTATGTCGGCCATGTTGCGCATTTCGCCAGCCGAATCGAACACTGACACGTTGTACCGGTCGAACTCTCGACGGTTGTCGATAGCCTTCGTTGTCAGGTCACGTAGAACAATCGACAGTTGTGTGCCAGCGATTTCACCCTTGATACCCTGGTCAGCGAACGCGGCGAGTACCGCGACACCTTCCTCGACCTCTTTGCCAAGTGACCGTAGGGCGGCACCGGCCTTGGTGGTGAGCGCCTTGGAGAACTGTTCCACTGAGGCGTTCGCCAGAGTGTTGGCCTTGACCAGAACGTCAGACACACGGGTTAGGTTTGTCAGGTTCGCGGTGGCATCATCGACTGTCAGACCCAACGCTGATTGAGCGTCAGTGAGAAGGTCTGTCGCCAGGGCCATGTCGAACATACCGGCTTGAGCGAACTTCGACACCTGAGGTAGTGCCGCGATCGACTGTGTAGCATCCAGACCTGCAGACGCCAGGAAGAAGAATGATTCGGCGGCTTGGTTAGCACTGAACGTGGTTTCTTTCGCAACCTCACGGGCGGCCTGTGCCATATCGCTTCGTAGCGTGTCAGACACATCCCCCATGATGGCCAGGGACTTTGTCATTTCAGCATCGAATTCAGCGAACGCCTTCACAGACATCACCGCGAACGCGCCTACCGCGGCAGTCGCCGCACCTAACGCGATGCCAGCGTTCTTGCCAAAATTGGTCAGTGACTTCTCAGCCTGCCTGATACCTTTGTCATCGAACTTGCTGACGATAGGTAGACGAATTGGACCGCCAGCCATCACAGACCCCACATTCTAGAATTGAGTTTTTGGTTGTAATCCCTCATGAAGGCGTCGATGATAGACGCGGTCACTCGGATAATCCTTGGCCGTGACTTCAGGAACTCATCGTAGGCGAACCGTCCCGCGACACCCTTGATGGGTTTCGCCCTATCCAATGCGGCGATGAACTCATCACCCTGAGTCGTCACCTTGTGACTCATTTTCGCTGACGAACCACGGCGTGTATATGTACGTGACTGGTTAGACCGTGCTGATCGCGGTCTGATACCAGCGAGTTCACCATAGTTGAATCCGAGGCCACGGGAACCACCGGTCACCTCGATAGCCAACAGGTTGTTCCAGCCACCTGATTTACCAGTGGAGAACTTCACCTGTGGTTTATTAGCGCCACGCCATTTCGTGCGACCACGGTGTGACATGGATGGTCGACCGTCACGTGCCTGGATAGGTGGAGTCTTAGGGATAGCGGCGTGGATTTCTGCCACAGTGGGGCCTAGACCCGTTGCTAGTTTCTGTTGGAGTTTCCGTGTGACACGTGAATCGATTTGCCGGAGGTCGCGAATGACTGCCTGAATCTCACGCCCGTCAACACGTGCATCGATTTTCACACAGACTCCTAACCCCTAGCCTCCATTCTACCGTCGCCGGTGTCTAGAAGACTTCTGTTGGTTCTGGGCACGTGCGATCATGTAACGCTCAATCGTCCACAACATCCTGGGTTCTAACTCCAGAAGGTCCAGTGGGGATATGCCTGTTTCGACTGCAATCGTGGCGACCTTCCAGTGCATGGAATCGTCACCCAGGCCAATTATTTTCCCGTGTCCCCCATGACGACGTTGTCGATACTACCCAGCCACTTGTCGAAGTCATCCTTGGTGTCACCGGTTCGTTTCTGGGCGTGGTGTGCCAGGAAGAATAGGTGAGTCATACGGATTTCTTTTTCAAGGCGTGACATAGACATATCGAAATGTTGTTCGAATGCGACGATGTCCACGGCCTTCACCGTGACTGTTTTTTCAGTGCCGTCAGCGTACTGTATGACCAATTCTAGTTTCATGCTGGTCAGTCTAACCTAAATTAGGCAGTAGCGCGTGTGATTCCTGCCGTGCCTGCCAGACTCCAGGTGGTGCTGAACGTGGCCAAATCCCCGACTGAGGAAGCGTAGGGTTGGTAAGATTCGACCAAAAATACGCCGCTGTAAGAGGGATTGGAACTGGAGAGTGCCCCAGAGGTTGGCTTGATCACCACGGTAGCGTTCGCGCCAATCAGCGGGAACAGAACCGAGTCGATTCCAGAAGCGCCGAAGTCTTGGTGCCAGTCGATGGTTACTGATGCATCCTTGAGTCCACCAATGCGGTTCCGGTAATCGCTAGAGAACGATGTCGTTTCAACAGCGTCAGCGGTGATGTCCAAAGTCACCGCGGCAATGTTGGACGAGTAGTCCTGACCGTTCACACTGATGGCATAGTCTGTCGCTACGAAGCGTGCCACGTTGTTTCTCCTTAGTTGCTATATACGGTGACGATGAAGTCTGCTGAAAGCATCGCAACATCTCCACCTAATGATACCGTACCGATGTTAGTCATCGTCGATACGTTTACGTCGAAGGCGTTCCCTCCGAGGGTCTTGTCGGACTCGATCGCGGTCTTGATTCCACCTGAACCGGTCGAGGCGTAGGCGTTCAGTTTGTCCTGTGCTGACCGTTCGTCAGCGCGTGCCACCAACACTGATACACGGAACTGATAGGTGACTAGACCGTTCTGGAAAGCGTTGTCGTAGTCGATGTTCTCCAGCATGACAATCGCCTGTGGTGGCATTGGGTTGTCAGGGATGGTGGACGCTGTTCTGAGTCCACTGATGGTCGCCAGGTTCGTCGCCAGGGCGTTCCTGATTGACGTGATGCTGGTCACGCCATTCTCACCTTCTTGTAAGGCATCAGTAATTTCTCGACATCTGGATCAACACGGCCGACACGTAATGCTCCGAGTTCGTCGAACGATACACCCAGTGGTGTGTCATACCGCTTGAACTGTCGCATGGCCAGGATGATGGTGGCCTGCCTGATCGCTGTTGGCACTGCAGACCAACCGAACACACCAACGACTTGGACAGTGGCCTCATGACTGTTGACGTTCTTGGGACTCCATAAGGGGAACAGGTATGAGCCGATGGCACGAATGCGAGTGTATGGGTGTCCGATGAGTCCACCAGATATTCCGTTCAGTGGCTCCAGTTGGTAGTCGCCTGATGCTGACCAGGTGGTGTCGAACGATTCACCGGTCGAGGATGTCTTGAGTGTGGTGACGCTGATGATGTCGTCTGTTTCTGTGTAGAACGTGTCTGTGGGGATGTACACCCTTGTTGCTGTTCCAGCGTTGTAGAACACGCGCTCACAGTAGCCGTCGATTTCACGTGATGCCGCTTCGATGGATAGTTCCAGCATCGTGTCGTCGACACTATCTTGGATGCGAAACCCAGATTTGACGTCAGCGAGTGTGGCGTAGCCATTAGTAATTGCCATTGAAAGCCTCCAGGTTCTATTCTACCTGTGGGGCGTGTTTCAGGGATTTGGAAATTGTTTGGTTTTGGTACTTGACATTGTTGTGTCTAGTGCCATACAGTGGAGTCATCATCAACCCAGAGAAAGGCAACACCATGAACATCAAAGAAAATGACCGCCAGTACCGTCAGATTATGAAGTCCATTAAGGTTCGTCAGGAAATGATTGACACTGCAACCACAGATGCAGAGAAGCGCAATCACACGCTGGCCATGTCAGACCTGATGGCAATGCTGACAGTCCTCAACCGTCGCCTCTAAAGACAGACCAGAGAGTGCCCCGCTACGGCGGGGCCTTTCTCATTTATCCCAAGCGTTCTCACGGCGACGCTCCAGTGACCAGCCTCCAGGTCCAAAGTCGCCACGCGCCACCTTGTCGTCATAGTATC